GTGTAGAACCTGTACTTTCTCCTCGTTGATACCGAGTTCGCGCAGGGTCTCCACGGCGGAGAATTCCTTGTCTACACCTCTATGCGTCTTGTTAGCGTCTGTAATAAGAAAACCATCTACATGATCATAGAGGGTTTTGATGCGCAGCTCTAAGAGCTCCTTTTCGTTAAAGTACGGAAAGCAATCGATCAGCACAAAAAAGCCCAGCCGCTTGATAGCAGCATACTACCGCTTATATCAAAAGGAGAAACGCTTTCGCGAATCCTCGACTTCTTTCTTGGCTCGATTAAGCAGCTCCTCACGAACCAAGGCGACACGGGTGTCTAAATCCGTGTCGAACTGATCGAGAGTGGTTAACGGATTCTGTGGGCGAGCGGGCTGTGGAGACCCATAAGGCTGAGAAGAACTGGTATTTGCTACATAACCAGCCTCTTGCTCGGCAGGAGCAGTAACCCGAGCCATGGCGTTAGACGCCTGCATCTGCGCTTGATAAGCGTCAGAGAATAGTTGCGCGTTTTGTAAGTAGGGGTTCATCAATACAGAGCCCAAACACCTTGAACAGTGCCGCTAATAAAGGCGGTACAAGCAATAGGAATAAGTGTATTGCCGCTGAAGTATTCAGTGGTCGCGTATTGGCCCGGAGCATCGGCTAGCTGAACACTCAGAGTGCCCTTAGTCCCCGTGGCGTTATCTTCAATATAGACTGCACGACACTGAGCAAAATTCTTCTGGCCATCTGCAGGTCGCCACCGGAAGCCGCTTCCAAAAGGAAGAGTTCCAGTCTGCGAATAGATCGACCCGAAAGCGCGGATATCCATTTAAAGGTGTATTTTTCGTAAGTCTAACCCTAACGCTCTGAAATTTCGATCAGTTTTTTGATATACCACTCACACTTCTTAAGATCCTCTAGGCCATTTTTATGTTCTGTACGCCAGAGGTATTTCAGACAAGCACCTCGGCAATACGCTTTTAGACCCTCAACGCCTAAAGCCGCTTCCATAGCATCTATACACTCAATACTACCCTGAGTGTAGTGGGAAGGACTATTAACATTATCAGGACGATGTGAATCAGGCATGGTCTTAAGGAGAGTTAAAGTTAAACCAGGTTAAACATACTATCAGTCGTTATTAGCTGCTTCTCTTCTTTAGAAAGAGCCTCACTATATTTAGTGTCTTGGTGTTTGACTAAACCCCAACTATGGGGAACCACGTGGCCTTCTTTCACCTCCAAAGGCACTACACGGCGGTGTTCTCGGTCTCCGTTTAAATTCTCAAAGGCTAACCCCATCGAAGAACGGTCCGCTATAGGCCAGTTACGGTGTCCGGTTAGGGCATAGGACTTCACAGGATCAAAGCTGTCCGAATCTATATACTCTTGCAAATCACTCCTATCGAGAATCATCAGACCAGCGTAAGGATTTCCCAAGGAAGCGAAACCTATTAAAGAGTCAGAGCCCAGATAATTAAAAGATTCGACTTTATAAGGTCGAGAGCCCCAAACAGAAGGAGTTAGTCCGTTTAAACGCCATACTCTGTAGTTATCAAAAGGCACTTTCTTCTCATTAAGGACTTCGTAACGGCAAAAACCGGGCTCAAGACCCAAAGTTTTCAGTATTGGTTTATAAGTTACCCAATATCGATAGTTATCCTTGGTAAACAGCATGTCATCCTCAGCATAAATATACGTATCGTATGCAGAGGAACCAGAAAGCTCCTTAAGGAAGGGTTTATGCGCCCATGTTAGCGAGTATCCTGTGTACTCAGCAGGAGCTACAACATAATTTATGTTTAACGTCTCAAAATTAGGGTTTAAGGTCTCCTCGAGAATGCTGAGATCTTCCTTACTCTCAAAATCAATGAAAATATAAACATCCTTCGATCCAGGAAGCGAATCGTAGCTCATCAAGCTGTTTAGAAGCGTATTTATACGCTTGAGAGGCTTGTGAGCAGTAAGAATAATCAAAAACGAAGGAGAATCTAGTACTCCACTGAGAAGTTGCCCCTTTTTTGCAGAAATGTCATTAACCATGTGTAAGCATCCAAAAGATCGTCGTGGGAAGTGGCTCCAATGTTGATTAACTGGTCAACAAGAGCATCAAATTTGCGATACCGGTTAAAAATAACCTTTTTATTTTCAAGGAGACCGAGAGTACCCCGGAATCTTGCGATTTTGTCGCCTCGAAATCCTTTGACTTCATGAATATGCAGGTTACTGAGCCCACGTTCGTTTAAAAGTACCCTGCGTAAGTCAGCCGCAAGGGAAGCTTGGTATGCAACGGACTCAACAACGAGCGTAACCGTGGAGTAAGTGGGAAAATATTCGTCATTTTGCAGTCGTAGGATACCCCACTCCACTAACATATCGCACAGAAGGTCAATTTTCTCTAGATTTCCGATAGAACGCACCTGATGTGCGTCAATAATATAGTATTTATCTTGTAAACGGCCTCCCATAACAAAAGCTGTGTAGTCGGAGGTTTCGTTTTTACTCGCGGAAAGGTCAATGCCCACCGCCAGTGAATCGAATTCCGTGACAACTTCGCCTTTTATGATCAGATCTGGCGACAAAACCAGGTCTGAGGTCATTACAGGCTGTTGTTGATACTGGAAAGCAAACGCAACAGGGTCTAATTCTTTCTGGCCGAGGAGGTAGTCCACGCTCCACTGCTCTGGCCAGTAACTTTCCGGCTCACCGTCGCGATTGTATGTAAGCGCTTCTTGCTGAACCTGCTTCCACCCCTTCTGTGGAACGAACATGGTCTTATGAATATCTAGGGGATGGAACCGAGTTCCTAGGCAAATGGCGCGGCCACCCTCAAAGATAATCGGAGCGATAACGGAGGACCAGTTACCGTTCATCTCCTCCCTAATCGAAGGGTTTTTAATGTCGGTAGAGCTTTTAATAGGGTCATCTACGATAACTAGATGAGCACGTTTAGAAGTAATCGAACCTCTAAGTCCTGCAGCCCTTAGAGTAAATTCTTCGTCACCTAATCGGCTAATACCTGCGTAGTCAAAGTCGATACTCCAGCCAATATCGGATTGCATACCTGCCCGAAGCTGAACTTTCGGAAAGACTTTTTTAAATGTGCTTGAGTCGATAATCTGCTTGATAATCCGACTCTTAGGGATTGCCGTAGCGATGTTGTAAGAACAGTAAATAATCTGCAGAGGAAGCCCTTTCGTCGTATGTCTGCCAATAATCCACGCGGTAAAAAGGTTTAGCACTGTGCTCTTAGCGCTACCCCGAGGAGCGAGAATATCTAGGTTTGGCCCTGCAATATCTATTAGGTACCTGTTGCTTTCTCCTGTAATTAAGTGTTTGTGCCACTCGAGCATATGTCGGGCAGGCGCCTTATCCAGAAGAGTACAGAACGTTAAAAAGTCATCCTGCGCTCTAGTGAACACATTATCGATTATCGCTGAGTCTTCTTCTAAAGCTCGTACGGCTTTTAACTTAAGAGCACGTCTATAGGCAAAACTTTCGCGGCTTGGCATAACTTCTAAGACTGCCTCTATACTGGTAGCGAAATTCTACAGGTTTATGGCAAAAGTTCTTTGGTATGGAGATATTCTGTCGAACACAGGATTCGCAAGAGTCACACATAGTGTTCTAGAACATCTCAGTAAACACCATGAAATCGTTGCGTACGGTATTAACTACTGGGGTGACCCTCACAACCTGCCTTTTAAGGTCTACCCAGCGGGAGCGCAAAACCCACAAGATCGCTTCGGGATCGGGCGTTTACCTCAAATTGTCGAGCAAGAAAAACCAGATATCTTTATCTGTTTAAACGACATCTGGATCGTCAATCAGGTTTGGGAGCGTATCCACTTCCTCCAACCCCAACTCAAATTTAAATTTATCCCCTACTTCCCCATCGACTCTGAATGGTATTCGGATGGGATGCTCCGCTTTATTAAAGACTGGGATTTTGCGATTACTTTCACGATTGAACAGGCAGAACGGATAACCCGTCAGGGTGTCAAGCCAAAGCTGATGGGCGTTATTCCCCACGGTATCGATGCGGGTAAGTTCTACCAGATCGATAAGGCTGAGGCTCGGAAGGCTCTGGGCTTACCCGAAGATAAGTTCATTGTGCTGAACGGAAACCGGAATCAGCCTCGCAAAAACATCGATCTCACGATTAAGGCTTTTGCAGAGTTTGCAAAGGACAAACCCGACACCATGCTCTATCTACATATGAGCGAGAAGGATATGGGTTGGGATGTGAAAGACCTCTTCGAGACTGAAATGAAGAGAAGGGGCGCGGAGTCACAGATGCGTTTAATCATGACTTCCAGCAATATTGATTACATCAACGCTCCTCCGGACAGTTTACTTAATCAGGTATATAACGCCTGTGACGTTGGTTTGAACACAGCTAACGGGGAAGGTTGGGGTCTCGTTCCTTTTGAACACGCTTCCTGCAAAAAACCTCAGGTCTTACCAAACCACACGTCCTGTAGGGACATTTGGAAGGACAAAGCTCTGATGATCGACATCGCAGCTTGGATCGTGGATCGCGATCTGTCCGTGGAGCGAGGCATCGTTGATGTGAACCACGCTGCTGAGCTTCTCACACAGCTCTACGAAGACAAAACTTTCTACAACAAAGTGGCAGAAGACTGTTTTGCTGTAACGCAGGATCCCACCTATCGCTGGGACCGTATCGCGGAAGGTTTCAATAGCGCAATCAAGGAGCTCTTGAAGTGACAAATCAATTCCATCGATACAGCAATCTGCGTCGACGGGTATTACACCCAGTTTCCGTAATCCCGTCAACTGGTTTTCCCTCTGTATACCGTCAGGCACAGGATCTCGGTGGTTCCTTCACACGGATTCTGAACGGACTCCCAGAGGGGTCAGTTGCTAACTTCAGCCCAAGTCTGATTAAAGATAAGGACGCGTACTTATTGGCTTGGCGATCTCAGCCAGAGCCATTCTGCTTCCGAGCAGATATGAAGTACTTCTATTACAAAAATACACCAACAGATGTCTACATCGGCCAACTGATTGGTGACGATTCGATTTTTGGGGCGAGGAAAATCCGTTCCACACCTCACAGGCTTAGCTACGAAGATCCGCGACTATTCCTAGCCCCTGACGGCACTTTACAGTGTCAGTTCGTCACCAGTTCTTATGCAACTACATGGGACGCATCCAAGCATACTATGGTGCGTGCTCCTAAAGTCTGCGTGGGTGATGTAAACGAGTTTGGAGAAGTAACAAACTGTCTATACCCAGCCATCGGTGAGAACCTAACTCCAGATAAGCCCGAGAAAAACTGGTGTTTCTTTAGTGATAACGAGCAGCTGCGTCTTCTTTACTCAACAATTCCTCTTGTGCTTAAGAGTCCAGGAGAACCGGATCGAGTAATCGATTCAAGCTGCCTGACAAAAGTTACTGGTCCTCACGCAACCTTTAACTCCACGGCTCCCATCAAAATCGATGATGAGTGGCTTGTCTTCTTCCATTGGAAGTACATGGCTATGGAGACCGCTGTAAGCCGACCACATCTTTGTTATCACCTGGGCGCATACTGCTTAGATGAGAAACTTACGCGCATCACACGTATGGTAAAAGAGCCCCTTTTCTCAGGCTCAACTAACGATGACCTAATTACGTGGACTGACGCCGTGGGCAACGCGATCTCCAATCAACCAGCGTGCATCCTTCCCTTTGGATGTGTCGTAGATGACGATGAGCTTGTAATGTCCTTAGGAATCAATGACTCGTTTATGGGTATATTCAGGACACAGTTGTTTGAGATAACCACCTTGATGGATAAGCCTTAAGTAGGTTTTACCAGAATCAATACAAAGGCCCTAGCATCGATCTAGGGCTTTTTTATTGGAATGACTTTTGAAGATAGACAGGATTATTTAAATAAAGTAAGAGAGATGGCTGACGAGGATCAAAGCGACACGATTACAGAAGAGGAGAAACAGCTCCTTAAGGACGCATTAAAAAATTTAGGTATGTTTATCGAAGAAAACACAGCTCTGGACTACTACGTAGACACGGATGAGTAACCAGAGTCAGCTCTTCTCCTCTCGCTCGATTGTCGACCAGATAACAATAGAGGAATCCTCGAGTAGAGATAAAACAGTAGGGGCGTCCTCAAAAGTGTTAAATAGTTCTCGAAGGCATCGATCAGCTCCTGCTAATAGGAGGCCACGGCGATCAACACCGTCAGTAAGCTGACGAACTGCCTGAATGTGGCTGCGGAGTTCCTTCTGTAAAACGGAAATCTTTGTAGCAGCCGTGGCGTGATCTAACATGCCCGTCAAAGTCATTTGACGAACGTTATCGATATCAGTTTTTAAAGAATCAATCTCAATAAGAAGAATCTTACGTAAGTCTTCTTTTGGGTACTTCTCTTGAATCCAAGCAGTCAGGTCAGAAATCGATCCTTGATAGCCAGGATTTAAAAACCGAGCATATAAAAAAGCTTCAATATCACTAACGCTATTACGGGCGTAATAGATAAAGGCATCCTTCTGGGCCTTATCGAGAGCGGCGAGCCACGATGCGACCGTCGTGGAATCACCGATTTGAGCTTTAATCATGCAAAGTATCGTGTAGCTGCCAAAGTAGCAGAGCGTCCATCGCGGCGGAGAGCTAAATCAGCCTCTGTGCGTGCTTTAGTGCGATAGGCATCTGCAAAGGCAGACGCTTGAGTTAGCTTCAGGTTATTAGAAAGTTGCTGAGCCCCAAGAGCTAAAGCACCTTCGGTTTTAGCTCTCATACTAAAAGCATCGGCCAAGCTGTTAGCAGCTTTTTCGGCCACGCCAATACGAGTCGCACCCTGAAGCGCTTTCAGATCGGTATTCGTCATACCGAGATCAAGCGCTAATTGGTTCTCACCTTTTAGCTTTTCTTGACCCGCGAAATTCAGGAATTGAGGTCCGAGAAGCTCGGTCGCCAGCTTTGCTTGACCTAACTGCTTGTAAAGATCGGTACCTGCCTGAATCTGCCCAAGAATTTCTTGAGCTTGAACGTTGGTAGCTGTTTTAGAACGATTTAAAACCTCTCCTAACGAGGAGAGCTGAGAAGAGGTGAGTAAATTGCCGTAGTTCCCTAAAGCGCCTCCAAGAGAACCATAGAGCGTGGCAAGCCCCATAGCATACGCTGTATTAGGCTGCTGTTGTTGGCTACTGCTACTAGCCGCTCCAGTCAGAGCATCGAGACCACCTCCGATAAGACCCCCAACAGGTCCCCCGACGCCACCAAAGGCGGATCCGATTGCAGTCCCGATTCCAGCGAAAGCCATAGTTAAACGACGGTAATCTTACCGAAAGCGTTGGAAGCAGCTGCTGAGTAAGGTGCCATTGCTGACAGCACACCAGCATTAGGCTGATTAGACAAGTAAGCGAGCTGAGCCAAGGAGGTTGCTACAGCGGTCTCCTGGTTAATCTGAGCAGTGGTAATGTTTTGCCACGCTGCGATCTTCTGCTTCTCGATCTCTCGACGACTAACCTCCTGTTGTTTTTGGAGAGCGTTTTTAGTGAACGCGTCAACGCGAGTGATAGCTGCCTGAGTCTCCAGATCGATCTTTTCCTTTAAGTAAGGAATAGAAGAGATACGTTCTTGAAGACGAACCAGATCTTCTAGAGCTGCTTGCTGAGCATCCGATTGTGCTCCTGCATCCGCACTGCCACCCGGTGTGTTCGTGGGCTGGGGGTCAAAAGCGCCCGGAGGCGGCTCAGGAGGTAAAGAAGAAGCCCAGTTAGGTTGAGGAGAACCCCCAGCACTTTGATTTTGAGATGCACGAAATGCATCCAAAGCTTTTACAAGCTCTTCTTCCGTGCTTAGAGCAAACGGACTCTTAACCGCAGGCACTCCAGGGACGGCGCTTAAAGCTCCGCCAAAAGGATCGCCTTGCCGATCAAAGGAAAAGAGAGGAGAAGGAGTGTAGGTCATGATTAGTAAGTTTTTATAGCTTCAGCAAGAACATTCTCATAGCTAGGAGTATAAGCGATATTCTGAGCGATACTCCCTAAACCTTGAGCAGCTGCAGTTCCATAAGTACCCATAGCACGAGCAATCTCAGGGCGAGTTGCTTCTTCTACTGCAAGACGTGCTCTTTGAAGCTCACGCTGGCCCGCTTGGGCAGCGGATTCACGTAACTCATTCTCACGATTACGGATAATTGAGTCAGCATCTAAGTAGTCGTAATTGCCGCCGGCAGCATTCAAGAGGGAACGGCGATAGTTTTCCTCGCTGACATAGCGACGAATCTCCTTTTCGTCTTGTAGGGTAATCATGAATTTTGAGCTCGAACTCCCCTGAGGCTCCGAAGGAGTAACACCGCCAGGAGCGAGAAGAGACCCAAGTAAATTAGTACCTCCTTCAGCCAGTAAATTCATCAACAAAGCGCGGCCAAACTGACCTGCGGCAGGAGCAGCAGCGGCGGCAACAGGAGCAGCAAGAGCAGGTAAGGCCACGTCAGCGTAATCCGAAGGAACTTGGACAAGATTTGTACGAGGTCCCGTAATCGAGCTAGTAGCTGCGTTCGGGTTTGGGATATACCTATATAAGGACATTAGGAACCTCCGGGATTGTCATAACGTGTGCCGCTAGGAGGCTTCTTAATTGATTTTAGGGTATCGTCACCCTGATTATCAATAATTAAACCCCCTTTTTGCTCAGCCGAAGGCATAGCAGCTGTTTGCGGAAAATTAGATGCAAGATACATCTGCAGGAATCCCTGAGCGTTTAACTCAGGGGAGAGCCTGCGGACATCTCGTTCTCGAAGCTGATTTTCGCGCGGGGTCATATCAACCTAAGTTTTGATAGGCCACGGAGGGGGGAATGTGGCTAGAGCAAGGCGCATTAAGCACCGAATAGTTACCTCCCAAATTGGGAGTGTCGTACTCGAGAGGCCGTTGAGATGAAAGCTGATCAGCTTGCATTTCACCTTGTTCTTCTTGTTGCTGTAAAAGCATGAGGATGTACTCAGCCATCTCCGGATCCTGCTCAAGGATCATGAGCAGTTCCTGGAGGTACATATCCTCTTCAGGATCAACGGGCTCAGTCTGTAAACGAGACGCTAACCGAGCCTTTTCC